TCGACGCCGGCATTGTTGGAGATGAAGGTCAGGTCCTTCGCCCCCGAATCACGGATTGCCTCGATCAACGCCTCGGGAATGCCGCAAAGGCCGAACCCGCCGGCCATGATCGTCATGCCGTCCTTGATGAGCCCGGCTATGGCCGAGCTTGCATCCTTGTAAACCTTGTCCATCCACCCCTCGCTTCGGCAAGTGTTCGTTGCTGCACTGCGAAAGTGCGCAGGATGTCACCCTGCAACCTAGCCTCAATTTAGACAATCGAAGCCCAATTTTTCGCGTGCCTCTTAAGTTCCTGTTTTACTTAGGCTTCTCGGCGTCCTGCGCCCCCTGAATGCCCCGAAATTGAGTAGTTTGTGCGAGCTGTGTGCTGGGAGCGAACCGGTTGATGCTCTCCCGGAGCACAGTGATCTCGCTGTGCGAGTAGATTTCGTGCGCCTCCTCCGTCGTGTGTCCCATGATCGATTTCCGGTCGTCCTTGGCCATGCCGCTCTGGCGGGTCAGGGACGCAAACGTATGACGCAAATCATGAATCCTTGCATCCGGCACCCCTGCCCGTTTGGCAATGGCCTGCCAGGTGCTGTAGGCAACTTTCCGCTTCGCCCCAGTGCGGGGGGTGTGGAAAACGTAAGGTGAAGTGGGGTGTCGCGCAATGCCCTGGAGTGTGCGGATTGCTGTGTCGGAGAGCACAACGACGCGACCCTTCTTCGTCTTCACCCGGTCGGGGCTCAGCGTGATGACCCCCAACTTGAGGTTGACCTCGTCCCAGGTCAGTTCCGCCAGCTCGGTGCGCCTCATTCCGGTGTCCACCAGGAGCAGGATGAAGTCCTTCCAGAACTTCTTCGGGGCCGCCTCGATGAGAGCCGCGACCTGCTCGGGCTTGAGCCAGCGCGGCTTCGGCTGGTAGGCCGCCAGCAGTTTCTTCTTCGAGACCAGCTTCATCGGGTTGACCTCGGGCGCACCCGCCAAGCCGGTCTCGATCGCGTACTCCATCAGCGAGGAGAACACGGTCAGCTCGTTGCGCACCCGGATGTCGGGCACCACGGCCTTGCGGTCCTTGATGTAAGCGCGGACCCAGGCCGGGGTGATGTCAGACAGCCGGATGTCAGGCCGGAACTCCAGGATCGCCCGGACCCGAAGGTCATAGGTCTGCTTGGAGCGCGGATTGAGCGGACTGTCGTTCAGCCACATCGTGGCGGCGTCAATGACTAGGACGCCGGCGGTCGCGTTGAGGCGCTCTTCCTCGGCCTCGGCGGCGTCAACAGCCTTTCTCTTGTTCCGAGGGCCGGAAGGCACCCCGGTCGAGATGCGCTTTGGCTTTCCGCCGACGAGGATTTCCGCCTGCCAGTACGGGCTTCCGGCTCGGGTGTAGACGCGGACCATGTTTCAGCCCCCTGCGTGATGTGGAGTTTTGCGAGGTGCTCATCGAGATCGGCGACCCGGACGATCCAGGTGCCGGCGAACTGGATTGCTCCGGGGAGCTGGCCGTGGCGTGCCCAATAGTAGACGACGCGACGGGACACCCCGAGCCGCTTCGCGACGGCCGAGAGCTTGATGTATTCGGGGTTCATGCAACCTCCTTGGCAGTCGGTGAGCAACACAGGTGTATCGTAGGGGGTGAAGCGTTCGGCCCGGTGTGTTCCAGGACCAGGTGCGTGCTCAGGACGAGCAGAGAGAGCATCGCCAAGAACACCCCGAGCGTAGAGGGTTGACGCGGCGTGACTTCCTCGATGTCGCCCCGCTCCTTTAACCAGGCGTTAAGGTCGGCGCGGCTAATGTGCCACTCCTTGTACCCAACCTGGAAAGCCCCAGGGATCTGCCCGTGGCGAGCCCAGTACAGGATCACCCGTTCAGACACGCCGATCCGTTGCGCCACTTGGATTAGCGGCACTGACACCATCGAGTCCATTTTTGAAAAGCCCCACTGCGTTGAGCGGATTATTGCGCACAGACGGGCTCACCCGATCAAGAATGTTCTCGTCTTGTTCACATTTTTTGTTAGATGACCTGGGGCGGCTGCGGAGCCTTCAAGGGGCCTCGACGTCTCCCGGACGGCGACCTCTTCACCATGCCGCGAGTCCGGTGTCAACGATCAGATTTCGGTCACGGATGGCCGATTATAGGACATCGACCTCTCGCCCTGGGTAACTGCCCCACCGGATCCCCGGTCCTTCAGGACTACCGTCCTCGGGGAGGAAAATGAAACCGTGCCGCTCGAAGATACCGACAAGACGAGATACTACCTCGACAGTAGTATTTTGGAGAGGACCGTATGAGTCTTCTAGCCGTCTTATTGTCCGTTCACTGATGCCCGTCTCGTCGGAGAGCCTCTGAATACTCCACCTCAACGCAGCCCGAGCCATCCGGATCTGGCAGGAGGTGATCCCCTTTCTTATTGGCATACACAGAGACCCTTACTTGGACAGGTTGTCGCAGCATTGATTCAATGGGCGGCCCTGCGGTAGTTCTGCAACACCTGTTGAACCGGGAATGGTATGTCCCGGTTGGCCGAGGCGAGGACCTTCTCCGTTGACTGGAGCTTCGTCATTGTATGGCCGAGGTGCTGGTAGTCTTCTGTTGTGAACTCGGAGAGCATTTCGATCGAGAGCTGTTCAGCGAGATCAGCGAGTAGCTGAAGGACGTCGATTTCGGTGGTTGGTTCGGCTTTTCGTCTTGATGTCTGACCCATCTGGTCGGTACCCCTACTAAGGCGATGTTCTTGTCCACTGTTCTCTTGCGAGCGCCATGAGCCGGGAAACCAATGATCGTGCCACCTGGGCGTACTTTCGAGCAGGCCTGGCATAGCAGGCAGTTTGTGTCGGTGTACGCTTCTGGGCAGATAGCAATCTTGTTTCCCTCGGGGGTCGACAGTGTCAGCGACCCACCCAGGCGGTCTCGGTAGTCTCGAAGGGATTCACCCTCCTCCCTCCGGTACTCGGAGGGCAGCACCGTCACTACGGGAAGTCCTGTAGTCACCAGTGCGTCGGCTTCCTCCATCGAGTTGGCCGACAAATTCACAACCAGTCCTTTTTCAAGCGCGGCCCGATAAGTGGGGAAATCGCGCTTGTGGGTATAGATTATGGCAGGACGCCCTCGATTTGCATTTGTTAATTCCCTGATCTGATTCGGATCATCCGGCAGATCCCCCGCCTGTCCGTATCGCCAAATTTGTTTCCGTGGAAGAGCACGGATATGGGTCAACAATTCATCGAAGGTTAATGTTGGCATTTCTCCGCGTGACATCTTAGCCCAGAATAACCCAAGCTTACCTTGCTCAGCATAGCACCCTTTGCCGAGGAGCGTGCAGGTCGGGGGGCACGAATCCTTCGAGGCAGTAACCACAGGCATCGGACCGGTCTTGGTATTTCGTGACAACGCCGTAAAATAGAAGCGCATTGTGACCTCCAAAATAAAAGGCCCGGGGTGACCGGGCCTTCGTGCAGGATTGAGTTGATGAGAGCGTTGATGATTGGAGCGGCAGTTCTACTGTCGCTGGGGCAGGCAGAGGCCAAGACTTCGTACGAGAAGCAGGCAGTAATCGAGTGGGTGAAGCAGAACTTGCGTGACCCCTACTCTATTCGGGGCGCAAAGATTACTGCTCCGGTATCGTTCGGAGACGACGCTGTTCTGGTCTGCGTCGAGATGAATGCAAAGAATGCCTACGGCGGATACATCGGCGCGGAGCGGCATCCGTTTGTGTTCAAGGCCGGCCGGGTGGTCGGCCCGAATCAGTATTACAGCGCGCGAGTGAACGTCACGACGTCGACTTGCGAGGGCGCACTACCCCTTAATTGGCGGCCATTCCCTGAACTGGAGCGTCTGTAATCAGCTCGACCAAGGACTCGGTCTTGAGCGCAATCCTTGCTCCGCAGGGCAGAACCGGCGAGCCGTCAGGATTCGAGATGAACTCGGACGGTCCGTGAACAAGGACTCGATGGGCATAGACGGGTTTCCCATACTTGCCCGTCGACACCCGCAGAGCCGGATCCTGCCGGCCGTGCTTCTTGTTCGCCTGGATGATGTGCCGGTTCACGTTGATGAAAGTGGTCATCCCAGGATCTCCTTCAGCGTCCCTATCACCTCGGCGTGGAGCGCGTTGTAGTCGTCGCCATCGGGCGGCCTAGACCCGTGCCCCAGATCGTCGCCATCCATCTTCCCGTCATAGCGTTCGATCCACTCGCGAAGCTGCAGGAGTTTCGGGATCGCCGCCGCGATGCCCCTGGCGAACATTTCCTTCTCGACCAGCTGGCCGAAGGCCCACTCTAAGCCCTGTTCGTCGAGGTAAATGAGCTGACCGTCGCGGCGCTCGGGCACTTGTCCATCCCAAAGGACCTCGGTTTCCCCAGCGTACTCGGGCTCCCCATTACCCTTGATGCCGTTGATCGCGGCGATGCCCTGCAGGCGTTCGAGAGTGCCGACGATCGGGGATCCAGTGGGGGAAACGTAGCTCTTGATCACAGAACCCTCCGCAGGCTCAAAAAATTTTGATGGTAGGCCGTCCAGCTCGTCGAAGCAGTTGACGATGTTGTACTCGTCGTCCTTGCCCGGGACGGGGATCACCACCGTGAAGTTGATGCCCTGGTTATTGTCGTAGCGGTCGATGCTGTCGATCGTGGCAATCGCGCCGGCCGGGACGGTGTGCTCCTCGCTCTCGTGGTCGCACCCCATCGTCTCGACGAGCATCCGGACGCGCTGGCCGACCTTGAAGCCGAAGGCCTCGGTGAGTGTCTCAGCCATAGACGATCTCCTGGAAGAGGCAGGCCTGGAGGAAGACGTCGGCCGTCGAGGCGTCGCCGTTCTCAGCCATCATGTCGCCGAAGTGGTCCGGGTACTTCTCGGCCATGAAGTCGAGACCCTTCTGGATCGTCTCCGGGGTCAGCTCCTTGGGCTCGTCCTCGTAGGGCTTGAAGACGAGCTTGAAGTCGCCCTCGTAGAGCTTGGGGTCCGAGTACGCCGGTCTCTCGAACTGCGCCGTGGTGGTCGGGGTCTTGATGCTCCAGTTCTCGCACCAGTAGCCGATGCCGCCTTCGATCGCGGTCACGATCTGGTCGGCGATCATCTGGCTGCTGACGGTGGTCTTAGCCGTGTACGTGTGCATGGGTTGCCTCCTGGCAATAAGCCTCTGCAGCCTGCTCGAACGCAGCCGTGGCCAGTCGCTCGTCGGCGACGGCCTGCGTCCATTCAGGATCGGTTTTCAGGGTCCGGAGACGAGCTGGGCGCAGCTCGTCCTTCCGGGTTCGTGCTGCGACGACCTTCTCGTACGCAGCGAGGAGGGTGTCGCGGGTGCTAGTCGCCATCGCCCTCCTCCTCGTCCTCGCGACCCGTCTCCTGGAACAGGCGACCTTCCTCGGGAAGGCTGTCGAGTGCCGTCTGGATCGCTTGCGCTGGTTGCGTCAGGTTCTTGTTCTCAGCCCAGCGAGCGAGCAGATCCCGACACGCAGTGACGAGGTCGTCATAGAGACCCTTGGTCTCGTCAGCCCCGTCGTCGTAGCCGCGTTCATAGTCCTGGGAGGTGCCGTAGCTACTCATCGTCCGCCTCCTCGACCAGGAACATGTCCTTCGCGTCCTCAAGCTCCTTGAGCGGATCGAGGCCGCGCTTACGGGCGGCGTGCAGGAGGTTGGCGAGCAGATCGCCCAGGTCCTGCGCATCCTCCTTCTCCGCACCCGTGAGGTCGCGGAACGTGTCGAGGCATTCTTCGGCCCAGCCGGCCCGTTGAAGGTTCATTCGCATGGCGTCTCTCCCCTCAGGCGAGCAAACAGGCGAGGACCCCACTCCGGGTGGTTGCGCACCCGGCGCAGCATCCAGAAGCGGTCGGCGCAGTATTGGAACCGGCCGGGGTACTCATCGATCTGGCGGAACTGCTCGTAGCCGCCGACCGGGAAGCAATCGATCACCAACTGTGCCCAGGACTCGATGGGTAGGTCGGTGTTGCTGGCGAGGCCGCTGATCTTGGCGGCGATGTCGTGGGCGGACGGGGGCACGTAGCCCTTGAGGTCAGCGAACGATCGCAGGACGCGCATTGGCGGACCCTCCCTTGCTACCGGCGGTGCGGGCGAGTTCGCGGTTGGTCGAGAATGACCGCTTCTCGGCAGGGATGGACCTGCCGCCGAGGCTGGCAATCTCGCGCTGGCGGTCCTTCGACATGGCGGCGAAGCCTTGTTTCTTCTTCATAGTCCGTACTCCTTCAGGAGGGCGTCGATCTCGGGATCGTCCTTCGCAACGAAGGCGTCGATCAGCTCGTCGTCGACGAGGGTGATGATCTGCATGTGCAGGGCTCCAGAAACACGAAGCCCCGCACGGGGCGGGGCTTCGTGACGTTCAGTTGTGGGTGGGACTAGACGATCGACTTCACGACGCCGTTGTGAACCCAGTAGACTTCACGATCGACGGTCCGGACAGCGACCCGCAGGTTGTTGATGGACCCGTCGTCGATCCGGGTCACGACGTACTCGCCGTCCGCGAGGAACATCGAGCCCTCGATCCGCACCGTGTCGCCGACCTTCGCCGCCTGCCAGGCCTCCAGCGCAACCGGTGCCTGGGCGTGCTTCAGGCCCTTCACCAGCTCGTTGTTCACCCACACGTTGCCGCTGTAGGGCGTCCGGATCTGGAGGCGCTGCATCGGGTCGACGTAGGTCGAGACCTGCGTCACCTCGAACCAGCCGGGTTCGAGCCAGGCGTGGCCTTCGAGCTTCACTAAGTCGCCGAGGCTGGCGAGGGCGTAGGCGTCGGCCCCGGTATAGCCCTGGTCCTCGACGGGAGCGGGCTCCTCCTCGGCCTCGGCCTTCGGAAGGATCGACACGTCGTTGCGCAGCACGTCGACCACCGACTTGTTCAGGACCCACTCGTACTCGTCGTACCCGTCCTCGTCCTCGGCTGGCACGATGACCTGCACGCGGGCGTCTTTGAGGGTCGTGACGTGGACGTCGATCTGCTCAACCGTGTATGTGCCGTCGTGGACCGAGCTGTCACCTTTGATCACGACCTGGTCACCCTCCTGCGCCAGGAAGGCCGGCATGTTCGTGACGACGGCGACGACGTCATCGTTGTTGACCCAACCCTTGGTATCATCCGGATCCTTCACCTTGAGGCGCGTGTCGGAATCAGCCTCGGGGTCGATCGCGACGACCTCGACAACGGTGTCCTCGAACTCGAAGACCATGTTGTCCACGAGCACCTTGTCGCCGACCTGGGCAACCTGGGCGGCCTCGGGCTCCGGAGCCGGCGGCTCGACCGGGGCGGCCGGGGTCTCGGGCACATAACCACGCACCACGGTCTGGTTGCGGCCGAGGAACTCGTCCACGTAGGCCTTGTCCAGCTCGTCGATGACGTCGTAGGCCGTCACGCGCAGCTTCGAGCCGTTGTAGTCCCTCGGCACGGCCACGGCGTCGCGTGGCCAGAAGGCCACAAGCATGATCCGGTCGTCGTACCCGCAGCCGAAGTCCTTCACGTAGCCCAACGCACCGATGTGGAGGCCCGACGAGCAGGACTGATCCGGATCCGGGTCGACCTGCTCGCGCGGGATCTCGACGTGAGCGCCGACCGCGTTGTCGAACGTGCCGGTGTGGCCGTCCTTGTAGTCGTGGCGAACCTTCTTGAAGCCGGTGATCCGGCCGTCAGGAAGGAAGCCGAGCTTGGACTGCTCGACGAAGATCGGCAGGCGCTCGATCGCCTGGGGCGTCGGGTTCTTCTGGAGGTCGTCCAGGGCGTTGAAGATGGCCGCGAAGTCGTCGCCGGCCGCCTTGAACGCGAGGATCTTGTCGACCCAGACCCCATGAAGGATCTGACCCGCGTAGACGAGCTGGTCGCCGAGGAACTCCAGCTGGCCCTTCGAGGCCTCGATGATCGGCACGCGGATGTCGGCCAGCTCGACGAGCTGGTCACGGTCCGCCTGGCCGGCCAGGAGCAGCGAGCGGATTTCGCCGAAGTTCTCGTGGTCGGCCGGGACGTCCCAGGGACGTCCCTTGGCGAAGAAGGTGAGCGAGCCGGCAGAGATGTTGTACGGAACAGTCATTGTAAACCTCACTTATTCAGGAGTTGGATGTAAGCATTGATCATCTGTTGACCGCGATCTCCCCCATAGGAGTTGTGGTCGAGAATGTAGTCGAGGATCGGATGTTCTTTCTGGATGCTTTCCCAGCGGGCCTCCATTGCAACGACGGGACATTCAGGCAGCGCGACACCTTCGAGCGGATTGACGCCCATCATCTTGAGGGCGGAATACGCAATGTCGCTTGCGGTGGCGGAACGAGTCGTGCCGCTGAGCTGCTGGTAGAGAGCCTTGACGTCATCCGTGAACGCCTTCAGGTCAGCCGGCGCATCGTCGAACCGGTAGTGGTAGCCGATCGCCCGAAGCTCGGACGACAGGTGGTTCGTGTTCTTCTCCGTCACGCCCGAGATCTGCGTGACGTCGAGGTGCTCCTTGAGCTGCTCTGCAAGGTACGTGCCGAGCCAGGTCCAGTTGTCCTGGAGATCCTCGTTCTCGGTCATGACCAGGACGTCGTCCTCGATCGTGATGCCCAGCTCGTGCAGCTTCTCATTGAGACGGCGCAGGTCGCGCAGCTCCATGTTCTGGCCGGGAGCGATGTAGAAGCGGAGATCACCCCGGCGGGTCCAGTAGCCAGTGTAGGCCCGAACGACCGGACGCTCGGCGTTGACGTCGATCTGCTTGGTCTCCTGACGCACACCCCCGGTCTCGGTGGCGAACTCAAGGGTCTTGCGACGCCTCATGTTCTTCTGCCGTGCCGGCCCCTCGGGCAGCTTGACCTCGTCGAGGACAGTGATGTCGTCCTTCGCGAGGCCGTACTGATCGAGGAACTTCGGCAGGTCGCGCCTCTTCACGCGGACCCAGAGCAGGTGCTGGCCGATGAGACCCGCCTGCTCGAAGCGTTCGAGCGAGCGGTGGCCGGAATACTCCACCACGATCGGGCGGTCGGTGAGCTGGTGCGTGAACACCACGCCGTCCGCGTCGAACTTGGAGAAGGTGGTCCAGCCTTTGTTGAGGGCCATGGCCTTGTGGCCGAACCGCTCCCAGACCATGTGGCCGCGCCAGGAGATCTTGCCGTAGAGCTTGCCCCGGCGATAGTCGCCGAACGAGGCCGTCATGTCGTGGAAGAACTGGCAGGCCTCGAAGTAGCTCCCGGCCGTCTCGACCTTGTTCTGGATGTCCTGGACGAAGCCGCCCTCGTACTTCTCGATCAGGGCCTTGAGGGTACGCTTGGTGCGCTCCTCGTACGCCAGCTGCTCACGGCTGGACGTCACCTTGAGGGAGCCGATCGGCGCGTCGAAGAGGACGCAGTCGCTCGACTGCAGGAAGCCGGTGAAATCACCCTCCACGTTGTGGAGATTGATCGGGTACATCACCGGCCCCATGCGAACATGAGGCCCGGACCACGGAACCGTGCTCGGGTCGTACACGGTCCAGCCCTCGCCGGTCATGCGGACCTTCGGCTGCTTCCAGTCGGGCATCGGGCGGATGACCGGCCAGGGGTGGAAGGACCAGAGGACCTGGGCGGCCCGCTGGTTGAACTTCAGGATGTCCTCCTCGCGAACGGGGAAGGACACTTCGAGCCCGGTCGGCTCGTCGGTGGGCGACTGATCCAGGCACTCGATCAGCACGCCGCCGTGCGGGTTCATGCCGATCGTGTAGGTGCTGACCACGCCCCGATAGAACGAGCGCACCGTGTAGGAGCCGGCTCCATCCTCACGCATGAGGTACGCAAGAGCCGACTTCGAGCCGTTGCCCCAACCGCCGACCGCGTTGTCGTCCTGGTCCTTGGTCGAGTCCCCGATGACGCCGTAGCGGTTCATCATGAAGGTGTGGGACAGACCGGGACCGTAGTCGCGGAAGCGGATCCGAGGGGAGAAGCGCGAGGGAAGGTCGACCTCGAAGGGCTTACCTGCGGGGGAGACCTCCCAAGCGTTCGTGGCGTACTCGCGGATCGGGTACGCAATCTTGTCGGACACCTGGCCAGTGAGGATCTGATAGATGATCTTCGCAGCGGCCTTGTTCGAGATGCCAAGCGCGCGGCTGGCGATCATCCCGTTGGACTGGGGATTGTGTTCGACGGTGAGCATTTTCATGGGTTCGTTCCTTGGATTTTGGGCAACAAAAAACCCGCCGTTGGGCGGGTCGGGCGGGCTCGGGTTGTGTGTCTGGCTGGCCTAGGCGACGCTCCTCCGTGCAGCGGCGACGATCTCAGGCGAAAGTCGCTCGATGTGAGCCAGGAGCGATCCCTCCTGCAGAGCGCGCTTGAGGTCGGCGCGCTTCTCCTGGACGCGCTGCAATGCCAGCCGGCGGAACCGGAGGGCCTTGCGGGCACCAGGGGTGGTGGCTCCTGTGTTCTCGATCGAGACGATCGCGTCGGTCAGCCAGACCTGGGCGCGGTCGCAGTCCTCGATCGTGAGGAGGTCGGCAAGGGTGGTGCCCTTGTTGTCGACAAACAGGGTATCGGTACTCGTGTTGGTCATCATGTCAGTAGCTCCAATTCGCCTCCGTCGGTCCACTGTTTCCACCGGCCGTAGGGGATGTGGCCGGGGAGTGGATTCTCGATTGTGTATTCCAGGTCCCAGCCCTGACCATCCCAGTGCTGAGCGTGTTTCACGAGGCCACGGATGGTGTGACCTTGGGCTCGGATCAGGACGCGGTCGCCGGGGACGATCCGCTTCTCGATCAATTTGATGAGGGTAGCCGCCGCCGGGACCTCCGCTGCCTTCAGCAGGACGTAGGCCTTCGTCAGCAGCTCGATGTGGCGCAGCAGCTCGTTGGCATCCGACGAGTCGCAGGTGTAGACGCCGTGCTCGTAGGCCACCGTGTCCCGGAGCCTCCGGACGGACATGGGTTCATTCAACTTTTCCATCGAGTCTCTCCTGGAGGCGTTCGATCACCTCCCGTTGCATGGCGACCATCTCGGCGAGGGCCTCCACTTCGTTGGTCTCCGCATTGCGGAGCAGCTCCGCGATCGTAGAGGCCCGGGAGGGCCGCTGCGGTGGCGCTGGAGCGGTTTCTTCGGGCTCCGGGTCCGGTTGCACCGGCTCGGGCTCCATGGGCGCCAGAGGCTCGATTTCGGCGGGCTGCGCGTCACGCCACCACTTGCACTCCTGGAACCGGGCAAGTGCCTTGTCGCGGGCCGCGTCGATCCGGGCGAAGTAGGCCATGACCTCGTCGGGCGTCCGCTGGTAGGACGGGCCGCACAGGTTCGAGAAGATCTTGAAGGCCTCCTCGAACTTCTCGACGCGCTGCGAGGCCAGCCGGTGGAAGGCTGCGTTCTTGTCCTCGCTCACGGTGAGATCCCCGCCTTCAGGTTCTCCAGACACTGCTTCACGTTGCTGGCGTAGTACGGGCGGTCGCCACCGAGCATGTCGCACAGCAGCTCCCACTGCTCTTCCGTGATCGGATTGCGGGAGCCGTGCATGTTGGTGATGATGTTCAGGTAGTCCTGGTAGAGCATGTGACCCTGAACGTCGGTCACGCCGGCCGCGAGCAACGCATCGCGGAGCGGGGTTCGGTTGATCATGTCGGCCATCACACCCTCTCCAATTCCCACTTGAACACGCCCATCTTCTGGCCGTTGTCCCAGTTCACGAACACCATCTTGCGGGTGGGGTCGCAGAAGATGGACTTGCCGCCGATGGTGGCGACCTTGCCGACCGTGCCCGTGGTGTTGAGCGGGACGCCGGTCGACCGGGCCACGCACTTGACGCGCAGGCCTTCCTTGAAGCGAACAACCTCAGGCATCTGAGTAATCCCCCGGATGAAAATGGGGGTCAGCACGAGGATCGAGGTCATGGCTGCGATCCAGGTATCCGACCTGTGTCTCGCCAGTGCTGCACAGGGCGAGCCAATAGTAGAGTTTGGCGAGGAGATACCTCATCTCAGCTTCTCCAATGCTTCGATCAGGGCGGGGACCTGTGCGCGGGGCACGACGAGGCGGGCAGAGTTGGACACGTCACCGAGAGAGTTGATGCAGCGCAACCAAACCTCATCGGAGGCCTGTATGTGCCGCAAATCGAGACCCACCTGTTTCATAGAGCCGTTACGACCCCAGGCGTCCGCGTGGGTACGTTCGGAATAGTGAATTTGACCCAGGCTAGGCATGTCCCCGCTCCACGGTTACCTTGAAGCCCTTGCCCTCGATCCGGCGGATGTACGCCTGTTCGGTGCGGTGGGTGTCGAGCGTCTCGCCGTAGCTTTCGATCGACACGGTCTCGAAGTCGCCCTTCGAGTTCTGCGCCTCGACGCGCATCCCGACCTGGCTATGAAAGAAGCGGATCGTGACGTGCTTCGGGATCTGCGTGAGGATGTCCTTGACGTGGCTCTTGATCATGGAACGTGAAACCTCTCTCGCCGGGGACGGTGCTCGGCACCAGCCACCCAGAGCGGATGAGACGGGCGACGGCGAAGGTGCTCTCCTTCGTCAGCGTGCTCGCCGGAATGGGGTTCGGGAGGTGACGGAGGCGCTCGATGAGCGCCTCGTCTGGGTTGGTGGTAGGGGCCGGCCTTTGACGCATGTCCCGCATCGCGGCCGACCAGTCGATCTTGCGCTGCAGGCTCATCGGATTACTCCGCAGCGACGCCGAACGGGACGACCGGGATCTTCTTGGGGCCGCGCTTGGCACCGTGCGACGGGTAGGTCTTGCCGTAGTTCATCAGCACCGCGTGCTTCATGGGGACGGTCTGGCCGGTTCTCTTGCTGACGACGTGGCGCTCGCCCCGGTCCTGGAGGATGTACTTGGGACGCTTGGTGCGGTCCGGGTCGGACATCGGCGCGACGGCCTGAAGGACGCGAGCCATCAGCGGGACGATGTAGGAAAGCGGACGTTGAATCATGTGCGTATCTCCTTGATTTTGCACATTAAAAAAGCCCACCAAAAATTTTTGGCAGGCACGAAGACGGAGTGGTGGTGGGTCGGTGAGGCTACGCGGTGGCCGCCGGGTTCAGCCGGCGCTCCGGGATGCTCTTCAGACCCGGCGGGGTGCGGGATCCGCGAGGGCCGCGCCAGGTTCCGAACACGATCCAGGGTCCGAACGGGAGAGAGGCGCAGAACTCGTCGAGTGCTGCGTCAGCCTCCTTGCGGTTGGCACAGGGCTTCTGGTCCTTGTGGTCCGCGTTCATCGGCATGTAGCTGAACGAGCCATCGGTGCCGAACTCGGCCTTGTAGGCCGTGAGGTAGAGGGTGCCGGTCATTGGTCGTCGTCCTCTTCGATGTCGACGATGTCTCGGTGATCCTTCACGATCGACCACCAGTCGGGCTTGCCCGTGGTGAGGAAGTTGTCGATCGCCTGGATGGCCATCTCGCTCGTGATTGGCTTGAACGACACGTCGAGGAGCTTGACGCCCTCGGGGACGAGGGCCTGGCTGATGTGCAGCTCCGCGTCCGCATAGATCGGGAAGAACAGCGGGAACAGCGGGGCGCTCGCCATCTTGCAGACGTATTGCTGCGCGTGGTCGGCGTCGACCAGGTAGAAGCCCTGCTCGTTCGGTTTGGTGCCCTCCATCAGGATGTGCATCCAGCCGCCGATGCAGGCGACGGTCCCGCACTCGGTGTCACGGCCACAGGTGGACATGTTGAAGGCGAGACCCTGGGCGGAATAGATGCGCTCGTCGTGGTGGAGCTGCTGCTTCGTCAGCAGCTCCCGCACCTGGCGCAGGGCGAGCAGTTCTTCCGGCGTGATGCCGAGTTGTTCAGCGGTCAGCATTGAGGTTCACTCCCAGTTCCTTGAGGTCCCTCTCGACATTGTCGATGCGGGCTTTGATGACGTCGGACAGCAGCTCATCGAGACCCGAGACCTCGGCGTCCGTCTCGAAGAAGGTCGTGCTGGTGAGCGTGTTGCCCACGGGGGTCACGGAGACCATCAGGTTCGCATCAGAGCGAAGGACCTGGCCGAGACGGACGAACTGGGCCTGGAGGCTGTCCCGCTTTGCGAGCAACTCAGTGGCCTGTTTCACTTGATCAGGAGTCATGGCTCTTGGCCTCCTCGATTGCGAGATCGAACATCTTGAGCACGGCCTGGTGCGGGGTGAGGCCGGGGGCGTGGTTCACGCCGTCGTTCAGGTCGGCAGGGTGCGGGACGCCACACAGAGCGGCAGCGGCACTGCGCAGGAACGGTCCAGCGGGGTTGTGCCTCAGCGTGTCCTTGTTGGTGACCTTCACGATTGCGCCGTAGGCGCAGAAGCACTGGGCGGTGGGAGCTAGAGCATCGACGTCATGGCCGTGCTCGTCCCGGGCGAAGGACCCTTGTGTCCAGTGCGCCGGGTCCTGGATGAGTGCCCTGGCGGCAGTCAGAATTTCAACGGGCTGCATTGCGAGCCTCCTCGATCGCGATGTCGAACATCTTCAGGACTGCCTCATGAGGCGTGAGGCCAGGGATGGTGGTCCCACCGTCGTTGATGTCGACGACGCCGGTATTCGCCAGCTTGAGGGCACCCTCGTAGAGGATCTCCTCAGCGCGGAGACGGGAGTCGTAGTCGCCCACGATCTCGCGGAGGGCTCCGAGGCTGCAGTAGCAGCGGACGCCGTTCTGGGTGCGGTAGTAGTCACCCTGCGTCCAGCGCGCCGGATCCTCGATCAGGGCGCGGGCTTTCGTTAGGATTTCGTGTGGTTGCATGTTTGATCCTTCCGTCCAAAAATTTTTGGTCGGGCTGGCCTGGGATTTCAGGTGAGTAGGTGTGACCGCTTACGCCCGGTCAGTCGTCTGCGCTTCGTTGCAGCGGCACGTTTTGGTGCAAGTTTAGGTCGTTGCAGACCCGCGTCAGCGAAGATTGGCCTGGATGGGAGACTTAATCTCGTGCAGCTCCCGCCACACGGATGCTTTACCCCAGGACCTCGTACTCGGTTGAGTGCGCCAGGATAAGGGCGCTATGTCAGGTTCAGAGCTTGCGCATGATTACCTCCTGTGTTGCCCTACACGACGTTCATCCAGCCCCCGCTGGGCTACATCGCCACAGCATGTCTGGTCTTACTGGTCGTGGGGGTGTGGGCACCGGCTTCGCCTTGAGTGGCCGGTGCTAATCTCGTGGCGGCTCCAACTGGAGCGGCATTGACAGGCCGAGGGTGTCGAGGCCGGCGCGCATCACCGTGTTGGTCATGTACGCATTGATCTCGACCTTCGCCTTCTCGACGCGGGTTTCCATGTGCTCGGAGAACGAGTCCACCACGAAGGGTAGAGAGGAGTTCAGCGAGCTGATCGAGCGGTCGATCCGCTTCAGGATCGTCTCCTGGCGGACCTTCGAGAGCCCGGACACACCCTCGGCGACTTCGGCACGCAGGTCCTTCAGCTCCTGGACGGACCGCTTCACGGTCTTGTGCGCCTCAATCTTGTACGACTGAGCCTCGTCCCGGTACGGGATGCCAGGCATCCTCTCGCGGTTGATGTGCTCGATCGTGCATGGCACGCCGCCGCCCACGCCGAAGGACGAGACGAAGGTGGCCCACTGAGCCTCGCTCATGTTGACCGAGACGAACTCTTCGTATGGGTAGTGCCAGTCCCGGCTGAGGTCGCGGTTGAGCTGCGACTTGTAGACCCGGATCTGCACGAACTGGTCGTGCTGGAAGTCGGATCCGTAGAGGGTCGTGTGGCCCGAGATCTTCGAGACCACGATCTGGCCGAAGGCGGGGTGGTCGAAGCGGGTGCCACGGTCGGTTACGGTGGCGGTGGGTTCCTGGGTGTGGCGGGTCATGTGAGCTTGAACTCCCCTACGGTGTTGCCATTGTGGTCGCGCAACTTGCCCTCGGTCTGGCCCCGGCGCACGAGGGCCTCGGCGGCCTCGTATAGGATCCGAGCGATCTCTCTGTGTGGGTGGTGCTCGAAGGCCGCGTTGCCGGTGCGGATGGTGAGTGTGAACTTGGGGTCGTGGCACGGGAAGTCAGACGACCCGTTCAGGCGGGTGGGTTTGGGCATGTTACACCTCTTGGTTGCAGAGAGGGTCAAAAATTTTTGGCTACACCGGGACCTGGAGCACGCCTGTTGCCAGGAGCAGCAGGGTGGCCAGGATGAAGGCCGCAGCGGCGGCCAGGAGGAGTTCGAGGAAGGGTCTCACGGGGTGGCTCCGAGGTACCAGCGCCAGCGTTCACCCTCGTACTTGAGCATCCCGTCCTCGCCGTGACGCTGCCAGCCGATGATGATCTCGTCCGGGTCGAGCCCGATGCTCAGACAGTAGGCACGGGCGTTTGCTTCTCTGGGGTTCATGAGGATCCTCCGATGAGGGTGAGAAGGTGGGTCTTGGCCTCGTCGACGGTGGTCCGCTTACGCACCAGCTCCACCCGGGCTGACGCCTCGGTCCAGAACTCGATTCTGTGAGGCTTCCAGGAGAAGTGCCCGATGAGCTTCTCACCCTCGTACAGACCCCAATGCTGGAAGCCACGCTGGGCGGCGACGGCGACCCATTTCGTCTCAGGCATCTTGGGCCTCCAGACAGTGGGCGATGTACTGATCCCAGACGTCGTCGGGGATGTGGTCGACGCCCAGCTCCTCGGCCGCATTACCGGCCCCGAGTTCAGGCAGAGGCTCGGCCTGCTTCAGGCTGGCCAGGAGGTCGTGGACGACGGGCTTCTCCTCCTCGTGAAGGGCGGCGAAACGCCGTCTCGGAGCCTTCTTCCCGAGCACGAAGTGGTTGGGGCACACACACAGGTGGTGACCGCAGATGTTCTTCATGGTCGGCACCAGGGCGTAGTCCACCTGCAGGTGGTGGGCCATGACGACACGCGGGGCCGGCTTGCTCTGACCATCCCAGCTCGCACGAGGCTGCGGTTTGTGGTCGTAGACCTGAAGAAGGGGGCGAGTGACGCCCTCAATCGCGTTTGGACCAGGGATGTTGAGGCGCGGGACATTTTTGCGCGCAGGCACGACATACCCAGTCCAAATCCAGCAATCACCCTCAATTCTGATCTTTTCTCTGATGTTCCTAGGGATGTTCTGCACAGCACTCTCCTCTTCTAACTAATAATACTAGTATAGACAGAAGGTTTCCTTGGGATGTTTAATTAACAATAATATACCCTAGTATGTTCTTCTCTTCTCCCCGCACCGCTTTTCTAGTACGTCTAACTATTCTTTTATTCTTTCTTGGGGGGAAGAAAGGGAGAAAAAAGAAAGAGATATAATATAGATAGGGCCGGCCGGCGGCTCGGGACGGCCGGCCCTTGCATGGTAATCAGGCGGCCGAAACGAGGACCACCCTGGCCTGGGACTGAGCCAGGACCTCGGCCACGACGACCTGGGTGGCCCCAGACTCGATCTGGCGCTCGGCTAGGTCCATGGCAGCACCTCGGTCGTCAAACGTGTTCCGGCGGTAGTCGGCGTAGTCGCCATGCTCCCAGGTCGAGAACACGACATAGCTCTTCGACTTGTAGGGCTGAGCCGGGAGAGCCTTCATCGCGTCGAGCAGCAGCTCGGTCAGGTCCTTGGCCTCCTTCAGGCCGAGACCCGTGCTGTTCCGCATGGTCTTGATCATCTCGATCTTGGATCCAGCCTTTTTCGAAGCGTGGATCAGGTCGAGGATCAGCTGATGGCCAGGACCGGGCCAGCTCGCGTTCATCTCCCAGCAGCCCACGATGTCGCCGTTGGTGAAGCCATTGCGCACAACGGCCTGTCCCATGGCGAGAGCCATCGTCTCGGCCTCTTCGTTGTAATAGAGATCGGTCGAGGACTGCGGCTTGCGAACTTGAATGCGGAAGGTCTTCATCGTCTTGTCTCCCAAAAATTTTTGGAGTGGTTGGAGACCCACGTCGGGTGGGTCAGGAACGGCAGAGCCCGTAGACCATCATGGCCACGGAAATAGCGAAGCCGGTGGACCAGCCTCCGATGATGCTTTGAGCCACGAGGTCGCCAGCTTTGGCAGCGGCGACCAGGGCCTCGATGAGTGACGGGTTCGAGGTCACTCCTGGATCCTCTTGATCACGACCATCAGCGTCTGGCTGTCCCCAGCACCGATGGTGTTGCGCTTCATCTGCGCGAAGTCGGGGAACTCAGGATGCTGAGTGATGTCGATCAGCTTGCCCTCGATCAGCTCCTCATGCTCGGAAGCAAAGGCACGGAAGGTCTTGACCGCATCGGTCATCGTATCGACCGACCGGCGAGCCAGCGGCGTCCAGCGGCCCTGCCCATCGTTCTGCAGCTTCGAGACTTGCAACTTCATCGGATTGTCCTTTCCAAAAATTTTTGGATCCAGATTTCAGACGCACTGATCCTGCGTCGGGCTGTCCAGGGTCCCCGGCACCCGAAAAGTTTCGTCGGGATGGCCTAGGGGTATTGAGGGACAGCTTCAGAACACCGGGGATGATGCTCTGAAGGTGTCCCTCAGCCACGAATGGCTGAGGCAACGGAATGTCAGGACACGTACCGGGAGAGACGCTTGTCGATCTCAGCCCGGAGCTGGCGGGACCGGTCGCAGAGCACCTCACCGATGAGGAGGATCTCGTCCGCCACCAGAGGCGGCACCCATGCTCGACGATTGTCGGCGAGCCGGGTGATGCGATGACCCTCCTCCTTCGAGTAGGTCAGGTGGCACCTGTCGCCACGGAACAGATACACGGCCATCTCACCACGCCCCCATCGGCGACGGGAACACGAACTCGACGATGAGCGTGTAGCTCATCAACACGACGGTCGTAGCCGTCACACTCACCAGAAACTTCATCGTTTTGCCCTCACTTGTCGCATGAGGCCTCGTTCCCGCTCCCTGCGGGTTTGGAAGGCCTCGGATTTCCACGGAAACTGGCCGCCAGCGGCGATCCAAAAATTTTTGGTCCCACCCTACCGGGGAGACACACTTCGCCTGTCAGCGGACCTCTAAATCAGACACCCGCATCCCGATGAACCAAATCCCGGTTCACCACCCCTCCCACGCCCACCTCCACCCTCACGCCCTTCCCGTTTCAGCCGCCCCGGCCCAACTTCGGCTTCGGGGGCACGAACCGGACGCGCGCCGGCTGCGTGGCGACGAACATCTTGGGGCCACGCCGCTCCTCCACGGCCGGATCCGTCTCCAGGGCGAGCTTCGTGCGCTCCAGCGCGCCCGGGAGGACGCGACCGGCCGTCCGCTTGAGAGCCACCGCCTTCGCCCGGGCCACGCCGTCGAGGGTGGGGCAGAGGCTGGCCCAGCCGCTGAACTCGTTGCCGTAGCCACGAGCGTGGGCGTCGCCCTGGCGCTGGCGGTCGTCATCGCGCTCTTGCGCGGCCGGCGTCCGGTTCGGCGAATTGTTGGCCTCGAACCATTTGGCTCTCATTGTTCGGCTCCAAAAATTTTTGGCCCTGCCTCGGGCACAATTCGGGTGTGCTCACAGCGACGCACGATGTGCGCCCGTGTCAGGACACGCGAGGGCAAGCGCGCGAAGGCGGGAGGGCGGCCCCGGAGGGGCGCCCGTCACCGGGCGGGAGGGGTTAGGCCGCGTTGCGGCGGCGGCGGGAGGTCTTGACCTCTTCGGAAACCACGGGAGTGGAAACCGTCTCGGCCTCGCGAGCCTCAAGGTCCACCTTGGCCATGGCCACAAGGCGTTCGTTGAGCGCCACGGCCAGCAGGTTCAAGCTGTCCTTGTCGTCGAGGGCCTTGACGAAGGCAACGACGTCGTCGAGCTTGAGCGCCGCCACGGTCGCCGCCTCACGCTGGGCCTCTTCCGTGGGCGCAATCTTGCGCTCCACCGTGGGCGTGGCGTTGCTCTTACCCATGGCCGCAAGCAAGGCGGTTGCCTTTTTGGTGTCGACCTTCGACACCTCCTCACGCTTGCCCGCCGATTTCTGGTTGCCCCACACGGTCCAATGGTAGGGGCGCACCACGTCAAGGGACGCCATGAACGCCACGAACAGGTCAAGCGCGGTTTCGGCGTCGTCGGCGTGGCGCACCGCGTTGAGGTCGTCGTGGTCGCCATAGTTGGCCACCACCTTGTCGGCCGCCTTCGTGACCTTGGGCAGGTAGTTGGCCCAAATGTCCTTGGAGAGGCCCGCCTCGACGCCGTAAGTCTTGATGACCTCCCGCGCGCCCTTGCTGTCCATGGTCTCATCAACCCACGTGGTGAGCATGATGTAGGCGAGGGCCGAACCCGCAAGCGCGCGGTTCTGGAGTTCATGCGCCGCAACAGTGTTGTTGGCAGAGGTCTCGATTACTTCGCCGAAGGTGTAAGCCATGATCTTGTGTCCTTTTCGGTTCCAAAAATTTTTGGGAGGATCCCCGGTCGAGAGAGGACGCACCTCTCCCGACCCTCCCCAAGCCCGGGGGGAGCCCCGGCGGGAGGCACATCCCCCCGCCCACTCACAATGCCAGGTCTAGCACCTGTTAATACATGTAAGTTGTTAGGGATAAGTGTATGATTTTATTGGGTTTTTCCGGGTCGGAGGGGCACACTATGCGCCATTTATTTTCCGGAAAACTTTCGGATTTCAGGTAATAGCACCATTACATCTTGTCTCTACTGTATGCGTGGGGCGACTACTTGCCGCTCGTCTTGAGACAGGAGTACGAAAAAACCCGCCTCGAAGTCGAGACGGGTTCTTGGAACATCCCTTGGGATGATCGTAGTTTCCTCCGGACCACGGAGAGTTCAATGAAGCTCAACTACGACACGACCACCGACATCATCACCATCAGGCTCACGGACGCCAAGGTGGAGCAGACGCTGCAGGTGTATCCGGATGTGACGCTGCAGCTCGACGCAGAGAAGAAGATCGCGGCCATCGAGATCCACCAGGCGAGCCAAAACGTGGCGGCCGGCAGCGACGTGTTCTGAAACGAAAAGGCCCGGGTCACCCCGGGCCTCCTCATCAGATCCGCTCGATCGGTCGGAACCGATCATCCGTCCACATCCTCAACGGCCTGGCGTGCATCTCACCGTCCGTCATCGAGTAGTAGACCGCGAGCTGCTCCCGGTTCTCGGTGTGCCGGCAGACCCCCATCAGCGAGTACCGCCCGCCCTTGAAGTGAGCCCACTCCACGTTGGTCGGCGGTGCCGGCAGCTGCTCGCCCTCGTTGCGAGCCCGCACCTTCTCCAGGATCAGGTCCGCCACTTGAGCGATCGTCAGAGGGGTGCCCGGGGTGAACACCTCGTTCAGAGCCTCGATCAGGACGTCTCTCATTTCAGCTTCCCCTGCTTTGCGTCCCACAATGCCTTCCCGAATGCCCGGACCAGCGGATGATCGGAGATCAGCATCTGGTCGATAGGGGCCGGCAGCTCGTAGCTGCCGTCCGGTTTCAGCTTCAGGAGCACCACCCCGTTGTTGCTCGCCACCTGAATGGTGGGCTCGACTGTTTTCTCAAGCATGGGGCACCACCACCGAGCAGAACATCCGCACGTCAGGGCTGTCGGGCATCGAGAACGCGATGCCTCCCAGCGTCACGTTGAGGATCACCGCACCCATCTTCTCGAAGTGCTCGCGCAGCTTCAGGACCTCGGCGGTCTTCGGGCACCGCCGGGGGCTCTCTTCCAGGACATAGCGTTGTGCCTCCTGCCCCAGGAGGACCCCGTACTGCTCCTTTGTCACCGTTCCGATCATTTTCCCCTCGCCTTCTTCGCCTCGTATCGCCACTTCACCACCTGCTCTCTCAGCACCATCACGCTGCCGCCTTGTTGTTCCGGACAAGAGTGAGGAATCGGTATTGCGTCGTCAGGAAGCCCAGATTGGTTTTGGCCCGCTCCACCCGGTACCCGAAGACTCCCTGCAGATGCTCCATTCGCTGCACGAAACTCTTCGACCCAACAGGCGAGACACCGTTTGCCACGCAGTACGAGCGGTACTCGGTCCAGAGGGTGTCGAAGACCGTGGCTTCCTCCGTCTGACTGGACCCCAGGCGAAGCCGGTTCTGCTCCTGAAGGTCCGCGAGAAAAGACCGGACTGAGTTCAGCTGGTTCTCCAGCCGCTCCCTCAGCTCCTGGCTCGAACGGGGATCCGTGATCCGGCCCTTGTTCGCCTTCAGGGTCAGCATCGCCTGCACGGCCCAGGCGGCAATCGCCTCGCGCTCCTCGGCCACCACCACCTTGTCGTAGTCCTCCACCCGGCGCTCGGTCGGGAACTTTTTGTTGAACGTGAAGAACAGGAACCGGCGCGTGAACCCTTCCGAGCTGTCCCGCGACCGGGGCAGATGGTTCGTGGCGAACCAGTGCGCCGCCACCGGCCGGAAGGTGAACATCGGCTGGTTCTTGTGCTGGGCCGAGATCTCCGCGCCCTCGACGATCTGCTTGAACGACGCCGAGTCGATCATCTGATGCTCCGACAGCTCGCCCGCCATGTTGAGCAGCTTGCCGGCCAGCTGTGCCGGCGCGAACTTGTCGTTCCACATCTGGGGCGGAATGGCCGTCGAGCAGTTGTCGGGCATCAGGGACCGGATGATCTCCAGCACCCGGCTCTTGCCGGAATGGGCGATGCCGAACAGCACGAAGGCGAGCTGCGACTTCACGGCCCGACCGAACAGGGTCACGCACATGGCCTCGCGGAGCGCCTCGACCTTGTCGGCGTAGTCGTCATCGTCGCCCCAGTAGTCGGCGAGCATCTGCTCCCACTTCTGGCACTTGCCGGCGGCGTCCGGGAGGTACGGGTACGGCAGGGTGTACGTCATGCCGTAATCCGGGTGATGCTCCCGCAGCTGCAGGTCCTCGGTGAGGAATCCGTTGACGAAGTTGATGCCCTCGACCTTGTTCTTGCACAGCTCGCCGTAGCAGAGCTGCTTCATGGTCGTGAGGATGCCCTTGTGGTCGTTGGCGCGCTTGGCCGCCTGGAGGTGGCCATACTCGGCGGTGATGTACTGCAGGACCTGCTGCTCGTTCATCTCCTCCCAGTGCGAGCCGTTCCACTGCCACAGCTTGCTCTGATAGCAGCGGATCTCGCCGCTCAGCTCGCCGAGGTCCTTGAGGACGGCCTCCGCGATCTCCTTGTGGTCGGTGCCCTTGATCTCGCCCGAGCGGATCTCGGCGATCATCTTGCGGATCGACGCGACCGTCAGCCGCTTGCCCGACACGTCGGCAATATGCCTCACGAGCCGGTCCTCATCGACGTTGTCCAGCTCGCGGTTGTTAGCGATGCGCTGGATCGTGCGCTTGGCCAGCGTCAGGAACTGCTCCTCGTTGTCCTTGATGCCGACCTTCTCCAGCTGGCCGTCGAACTCGGTGATGATCTGGGTGTGGCTCCACCGCTCGTCGTCCTCGGTGAAAAAGTCGAGCCCGAGCTTCTTCTTCTGCTCGTCGGTCAGGCCCTCGTCCCAGCCACGCGGGAGCGCCTTGCCCTTACCCTTCACGTCGCGGGTCAGGAACTCGATGACCTTCGAGACGCCCTTCTGCGGATCCAGGCTGTCGCCGTGGACCTGCGCGGTGAAGTTCTCGACCCAGGCCACCATGTGGCGGGTGACCTCTTCCAGGGTCCGGTTGCCACGCAGAACGTCGCGGGCGAACAGGCCGGCGACCGACACCATGGTGTTGTCGCGGTTGCCCGACGAGACGAAGTTCGTGATCGCGCCGACCTCGCCCGAGGAGCACTCGATGCCGACCTGCTTCAGGGCGTCCTTGATGACGTCCTCGATGTTCGACGGCAGCGAGCGCACCTGGTCCAGGATCTCGGTCAGGTCGCAGTTCTGCCAGTACGGCTGGCCGGTCTTCGGGTGGATCGACGGCGGCACGACGATCTGGGTGCCGGTCGACTGGACGTCGATCAGGCCCTCGATCTTGCCCTCGGCGTTGCGCTTGCGGATGCGGAACGCGCGCTGGCCGTCGAACTTGTAGATCCACACCTTGCCCTTCGCGCCGATGCGCTCCCACGGCGACGGCGGCAGGACCTTCTCCAGCACGCCGAGCACGACCGGGTCGTCGGTGTCGATGTCGAACGCGATCAGACCGCTCTCCGGGCCGAGAGCCAGGCCGATATTGCCGTTCGGGTAGTGCTGCTTCCAGCTCTCCCGCTCCTCGAAGGTCGGCATCCGGCGCTGCAGGTTCTGCCAGCCCTTGATGACCGGCAGCTTGTCCTTGACCTGGAGCGGCATCACGGGGAGGCCGGCGTCCCAGTAATGATCAGCCCAATCTGAGAAAATACCCATCATTTACCCCTTGATTTGTGCAATTTCGACGCCGCGGAGCCTGTTTTTGAACTCCTGTTGCTGGTCTTTCGTGAGTATTTCGTCCATGAAAGCCAGTACAGTTGTCACGAAAACGCTGTGTTCCCGCATGTTGTAGAGCTTTTCTTTCAGCGAAACCCACTTTTCGAGCAGTGTTGTCTTCGCTTTCACCGCCTGGATCCGCTCTCCGACCTCGGCCTGGCCCAGCGAGCCCTCGATCAGCTTGAACTCCTCGATCGCCGACTGGACCTCGCCGAGGACGGCGTCGACGTCCTTCTGATCGTCCCCCTCGAAGATCTTGACCGGGACGGCGGCCACCGGATCGGCCAGCATCTGCTTCAGGAGGGCCTTCAGGCCGGGTGAAAACGGGCATTTCGGGTCGTCGAAGTAGCCCGGATCGCCCTTTGCCATCATCTGGACTGCGCCCAGGCGCTGCTCCAGACCGTCTGGCAAGGACGGAAAAACTCGGTTCGTCGTCATACGTATTCCTGTGCTTGGGATACGTATAGTTGGAAGCATATCCTGCCCAAACAATGGGACCGACGCCGAACATCCCTAGGTATATTGCGCTTTTACTAGCACATCCCCACCTAAAACCAGTCGCGACGGAGGCATTGCATGGGCGAGAAACCTGAATATGGCTGGGTGATCGAGATGGGCAGCAGCCCTGCCTCGGCTCCGTGGTACTTCTCGATCGTCGGGGTCAAGCCCGGATGGTCGACCGACGACCTCTGCGCCTTCCGCTTCGCCCGCGAGAAGGACGCCAAGCAGTTCGCCGACGCTTTCATCAAGGTTCCTGTGCGGGTGGCCGAACATGCCTGGGGCTGAACCGCTCATCTTCACGGGCGGCCTGCTCGCGACCGGCACGATTACCGGCCGCCTGCAGCCCCGCTACTTCCTCGCGCAGGACGACGACAGCCACTGGTACTTGGTGCCGGAACAGAACCGGGCCGAGTGGGAGGCATGGCGCAACCTGCCGAGCACCGACGAGCGCACCTGGGAGCACCCTGACTTCGCCAAGCCGATCGACGGCCCCCACACCCTGACCTTCGCGGATCCCCAATGATCGCCCAGATCCTCTTCCTCCTCGGCCTCCTGAAGGCGAAGCCCCGGCCCCAGCCTCAGAGCCGTCGCATCACCGACAATCCGCGTTCGGCCGAGAGCATCCACGACTGATGAGCGACCAAGTTGCACTCATGTTCGCGCTCTGGTGTCCTGGTGAGAACCGGGGCTACAGCGCCCAGGGCGGCATGTACCATCCGGACCTCCAGCAGGCCGTGATCTACAAGAACCGCAAGACCGTGGAGAAGGCGAAGACGCACCACGACACTTACTACGGTCACGACGGCCCCGCCGAAATCCGCCTGGTTCAGCTCACGGTCGTCCCTGTATCATGAGCCGTCTCCTCGCCGAGTTCATCTCAGGACTGGATCAACGCTTCCCCGACGACTCGTCGCAGATGACGATGTCGGAGTGGCTCACCCGGAACACCAAGCTCCGCAACCGGCCGTTCTCCTTCAAGGGCTACGAGTTCCAGAAGCAGATCGCCGACGACATGCACCCCGATCTGAGCTGCATCAAGCTCTCCCAGATCGGCCTGTCGGAGATTCAGTTCCGCAAGTTCTTCGGCTTCCTCAAGCGCAACGTCGGCACCGCCGGCATCTTCTCGATGCCCAACCAGCCGATGCGCGATCGTATCTCGGTCACCCGCATCAAGACGATGATCGAGAGCGACCCGATCTTCAACGGCCCGATGGTCGACAAGCCCGTCCGACGCAAGGACCTGTACCAGGTCGACCAGAGCTTCGGCTACATCACGGGCGCGACCGAGGGCGAGGCCACCTCGATCTCGGCCGACGTCCACTTCTCGGACGAGGTCGATCTCGCCGACCAGTCCATGCTCGCCCTCTTCGGCTCACGTCTGCAGGGCTCGAAGTGGAAGATCCGTCAGCGGTTCTCGACCCCGACCTATTACGGCTACGGCATCGACGCCGCCTACAACATCTCGGACCAACATGAGTATTTCTACCGGTGCCCGAGCTGCAACCACTGGCAGATCCCGACCTTCGAGCCCCGCTTCGTCTGCCTGCCCGGTCTGACCAAGGACGTCGAGGACTTGTCGAAGCTGACCTCCGAGGACATCGACCTCATCGACTTCGAGGCCTGCCACGTCCGCTGCGAGAAGTGCTCGAAGCCGGTCGACCTGACCGACCCGTCCCTGCGCGAGTGGAACGCCCTCTTCCCGGCGCGCAAATCGCGCGGCTACCGCGTCCGCTGCTTCTCGGTGGCCAATATCACCATCCCCTACATCCTCGGCCAGCTGAAGGAGTACCAGCGCGCCGACAACATGAAGGGCTGGCACAACACCGTCATCGGCGAGGCCTACAACGACGCCAACGCCCGCATCTCGGAAGAGGACATCCGCCACTGCATGAAGGGTCCGGGCGCTCCGGATCCCTACCCCTACGGCGGCCTGTTCATCGGCATCGACGCCGGCCTGACCTGCCACGTCACCATCGGCACCCCGGACCACATCTTCGAGTGGCACCAGGTCCCGCAGGGCGAGCTGGTCGAGTTCGTGAAGGGCCGGCTGAACACGATGCGGATCGTCGGCGGCGCGATGGACATGTTCCCCTACACCAACCTCGCCGAGGAGATCCGCGACATCGAGGGCCACCAGGGCAAGATCATGCCGATCCAGTACGCGACGGTGCCGACCGCCGCCGCCCTGGTCGAGAAGAAGGACGAGTTCGATAATATCACCCACTACGTGGCCAACCGCACCAAGGCGATCGACGTGGTCTCCAAAGCGACCCGCAACCGCATCTGGTCCTTCACCGGCTACGGCGAGCAGCAGACCCTGATCATCACCCACATGCGTGACATGATCCGCGTCGAGCAGGCGGACACCCCGCCCCAGTGGCAGAAGATCAACGGTAACGACCACTACCTGCATTCGCTGGGCTATCTGCAGCTCGGCGTGCGTGTAAAGGCGGCCCAGGACTACAATTCCGGAGCTGACCAAAGATCAAGCGTCCTGCTCATGGGCGGCGAAGTCTTGAACGGGCGGAACGACAACTTACATAAAGGCGCAGACACACTCGGAGTGCTTGGGTAGTGGCCCTATTCGACGGCCTTCTTAATATCGTAAATCCCAAAAAGAAGCTCCGAGCCGGGGGTGCTAGTGCCACTCCAACCTACAATCCGCAGCAGGCCAACGAGGTCCTGACGGTCCCGACCTATCTGGACCACCTGCAGGACATCTTCACCTCCCGCCAGGCCGACAACGCCCAGACGCTGATGAAGCAGCTGGCGCAGCAGGACCCGGACGTCTCCTCGGCGTTCAACGGCTACCTGACGCTGGCCAACACCGAGATGGTGTGCTGGGCCGAGGATCTGGAAGGCAACGTCGACCCGGAGGCGAGCCGCTCGCTGCACCAGCTCGTGACCCGCCTCACCGCCCAGGTCGACTACTCCCTCGGATTCCAACTCAAGCAGTCGATCGAGCAGATCTCGACCGACCTGCGCTACATGCTCCTCATGCGGGGCGGCATCGGCGTCGAGCTGATCAGCGACAAGGCCGGCGCTCCCGATCAGCTGCGCAACATCGACCTCGCCTCGATCCGCTGGTTCGAGAAGCAGCCGGGTCTCTACAAGCCCGGACAGGTCGTCCCGGGCGTCTCCGACCCGGTGATGCTCGATCAGCCGACCTTCTTCGTGTCGTTCTACCGGCGCGACCCCACCCAGATTTACACGAACTCCCCGTTTGTCTCGGCGATCAACACCATCGCGGCCCGTCAGCAGGTCATCAACGACCTCTACCGCATCATGCGCTTCACGGGCTACCCGCGCATGGAGGTCAAGGTCGTCGAGGAGGTTCTGCTCAAGAACGCCCCGGCCGACGTGCGCTCCGACGCCTCGAAGCTCAAGGCCTGGGTCAACGAGCGCCTCGCCGAGATCCAGTCGAACTTCGCCTCGATCCGCGTCGACCAGACCCTGATTCACACCGACGCCGTCGAGGTCAGCGTGCTGAACGCGCGCAATCCCGGCGCGTCGATCGACGTCACCTCGATCATCGAGACCCTCAACGCCCAGAACCAGGCCGCCCTCAAGACGATGGCGACGATCCTGGGCCGTGGCGCGGCCGGCGTGAACACCGGCTCCGTCGAAGCGCGCCTGATGGCGATGTTCTCCGACGAGCTGAACAAGCCGATCGCCGACCTCTACAGCCGGCTCTTCTCCTACTGCCTGCACATGTCGGGCTTCCAGGGCTTCGCCAAGGTGGTGTTCCGCCCCGCCGAGCTGCGCCCGGACACCGAGCTGGAGCCCCAGCGCACCCTGAAGGCGCAGCGGCTCCGTCAGGATCTCTCGGACGGCATCATCACGGACGAGGAATACACCCTCGAAATGTATGGCCGTCTGCCGAACACGGGCGCTCCCAAGCTCTCGGGCACCAACTTCCTCACGCCGGTCCAGGGCGGCGAAGGCGGCACCGACCCGGCCGACGTCAGCACGAACTCGGATCCCCTCGGTCGCTCCATCTCGCCCGACAAGACGAAGCAGACCAAGGCCAACCCGAAGAAGAGCAAGCCGTCTGACAAGTCGTCGGCAAAGCTAGCTCTCGAATTGCTGGCCTCACAGCTCGCTGAAGACTGAATAGTCATCTAAAACCACTTGAATCAAGTGGTCATTTTCTTGAAGCCTTATCACGCTCAGCTTACCTCACGTCTGTCACCACGCAGATCCGAGCGATGAAGCAGATCAAAGTCACCGACGCCATTCTTGCAAAGCTGAAGGCCGCAGCCGGTGATGACATCGATCCCGCCAACCTGGCGGTGTTCGCAGCCACCGCGATCAACACGCTCCCGGTCCGCAAGAAGCATCCGCTCTACCTGGGCGCGGTGCATCCCCGTTCTTTCCTGGAGCAGATGGCCGGTGATCTCGCTCGCGAGAGCCGTCCGCTCCAGATCATGCACGACACCGAGACCCTCCCGATCGGCCGCGTTTTCGCGGGCGATGTGGTCGACAATCCCGGTCACTCCGAACTGCAGGTCCTGTTCTGGGTCGATAAGTCGGTCGGCCAGAAGTACGTTGATCTCGTCAACAACGGCACTGTCGATCAGGTCTCTGTCTCCGTCCTTGCGAAGAAGGCCATCTCGAACAAGAGCGGCTTCGACTTCTTCGGCCCCGATGCGTCCTACGAAAACATCTGGAGCGGTACCGATCCGGACGGGAACGTCATGGGCAAGGACGGCGCACACGTCATCCTCTCCGACCTCGATCGCTGGTTCGAAATGAGCCTCGTCGGTCAAGGCGGAATCCAAGGCGCGAAGATCCTCGGCAACGGGGACATCAAGCTCGCTGCAAGCGGCCAGCAGGCCCCTTCTCTCACCCTCACCCTCGGATCGAAAGACCTGGAGACCACCAACATGGATCTGTCGAAACTCGTCGAGGATCTGACGTCTGTTAAGGCCGAAGGCCTCACGAAGGACGCCAAGATCACCGACCTCACCTCGCAAGTCGAGGCGCTCACCGCACAGCTCGCTGCAGCCAACGAGAAGGTCACTTCTCTCGAAGCCGCTGCTGCCGCCGCTCCCTCGAAGGAGCAGCTCGATGCGGCCAACGCTTCGCTCAAGGACGTCGCGCAGTTCGTGGTCGCAAAGACCGGCGTCGTCGATGCCAAGCTTCCTGAGGCACCGGAAGAGCTGGTGTCCTTCGTGAAGGAGAAGGCTGCGAACCTCTCCGTCAACGCTGGCGGCAAAGGCCTCCAGGCAGATGGCGGCCAAGGCGACCAGCTCCCCGCCCGCGTGCCGTCCAAGGCATTTCGCGTCCGCTAACCACAAGGGTCACTGAAACATGGCTTCGTTCCATAACAATGTCTCCCTGGACGGCTACCACTTCGAAAAGTTCATTCTGACTTTCAAGCTGGCCGCAGGGATCGTCGCCGCCGACGTCGGCAAGCCCGTGTCGCTCGACACGTCCGCGCCGAACCAGGTGAAGATCGCCGCCGATGGTGATGCCATCCTCGGCGTGCTCGCTTCCGTCGACCTTCCGAACCGCAGCACCGGTGCTGTGGAGCTGAAGTTCGCGCAGCGCCTCAAGATCAAGGCTGCTGACACGATCGCAGTCGGCGACACCGCTGTCGGTGCCGGTGGCGGCGAGGTCAAGAAGGCCACGACTGCCAACCATTCCGTCAACTTCGTTGCCGAGATCCGTGACGGTTACGCCGTCGTGGTCAAGGTCTAATTCCTCACGGGAGAAAGCACACCCATGTCCAATGTTCGCCCCCTGACGGAGATCAAGCGGGTCGGCTCCCCGGAGGAGCTGCTCAAGGATCTTCGCGCCAACTCCTCGGGTCAGTCCGAGCAGGCTGGTAAGGACCTGATCTCGCAGGCCCGCGAGTTCGGTCTCGACATGCGCGACTTCCTGCGCCTGTCGATCGACACCTCGAAGTCCGAGGACTTCCGGGGCATGACCGGCTATGAGGCCGCTCTGTCCTACCTCGGCCTGCCGGTGAAGGACGACTTCGAGTCGGGCGTCAGCCTCGACCTGGCGTCGGACACCTTCCAGAAGTTCCCCGGCACCCGCGCCATGTTCCCCGAAGTGGTGGACGACATGGTGCGCTGGAACTACCGCCAGGACGTCCTGGAGTCGACCGCCGCCATCGTCGCGACCTCGCGCACGATCGCCGGCACGGAGCTGATCTCCACGGTGGTTCCTGACAGCCAGAAGGACTACCAGAACGCCCGCGCCATCGCAGAGCTGGCGAACATCCCGGTCTACTCCATCCGCACCTCGCAGAGCGCGGTCGGCATGGCGAAGCACGGCATGGGCTACCGGCTCTCCTACGAGTTCTCGCGTCGGGCTCGCCTCGACATCCTCACGCCGTACGCGAACCGTACCAAGCGCGAGCTGGAGAAGTCGAAGGTGCATCTGGCCGTCGAGACGATCCTCAACGGCGACGGCGTCCATGAGCCGGCCGCTGTGGTCAAGCAGACGGACTTCGCCGGCCGTGGCACCCCGGTCGCTGGCGAGATCTCGTACACCCACTTCCTCGCGTGGCTGGTGAAGCGCGCCGAGAAGGGCGTGCCGGTCGACACCGTGATCGGCAACTGGGATTCGTACCTCCAGTGGCTGTTCCTCTTCGCGGTGCCGGCGCTCAACGGCGGTGGTGATGCGGAGACGGCGGTGCAGAAGATGGCGAAGGCCGGCGTCGGCCTCGGCGGCAAGCTGCCCGTGGCCAACACCCCGGTCAACTTCGCCCTGGCGTCCAACGCCCCGGCGAAGCAGCTCATCGGCATCAACAAGGGCGAGACCCTGGAAGAGCTGATCGAGGCCGGCTCGCTCATCAACGAGTCCGAGCGTTCGATCACCAACCAGTCGATCACCTACGTGATGACCGAGACGAGCGGCTACAAGCTGCCCTTCGGCGACACTCGCGAGGTCTTCAACTACAACGCCTAACGGTTGTAGCGACCCGGCCCCGTGAGGGGCCGGGTTCACCTTTGGATCTTGAGAGGCGCGTATGAAGAACATTCTCGAAACGACCGGATCCTTCCAGATCGTCGATGCCGACACCGGCACGCTGGTCCGGTTCGAGGGCTACACCGTGGCCCCACCCAGCAACTTCTCCCAGTCCCGCATTGCGCTCGGCCAGCTCTCCGTAAAGGGCCAGGTCAACGACGATGCGACGGACGAGGAGTGGCTCAAATATGTTGCTGAATCTGATGGTAATCTGGACCTGGCTCTTGAGGCATTCGTCTCGGCGTACCCCGTCGACGGCGTTGGCGCCCCAGAGCAGGACCCCAAGGCCAACAAGAAGCCCGCAGCCAAGAAGTAGGATTGAGCGATGGACGTCCTGGTTGGAACCTCCGCGTCGATCAGGGTGGATTTCACCACCCCGACCGGGATGCTCATTCCCGATCCTGATACGACGGTCTACAGCCTCTTCGACCAGAGCGGACAGTATCTGGTCGCAGACGTAGCCGCGAACCCCGACCCCGGTGCCACCGGGGTCAACATCTTCCTGGCCTCCGACAAGCACCTCATCGGTGGCGGCCGGCGCTTCGAGAAGCGCACCCTGTGGCTGCGGTGGCGCACCGGGGGCAAGAGCTTCACGACCCGCGTCCAGTACCGCATCGTCCCGCTGGTCAACTACACCGCGTCGGCCACCGACGTCCGGACCTTCCTCGGCCTCAACGAGGACGAGCTGACGGACGAAGAGGTCGACCTGTTCGCCGCCTACCTGGCCGTCGAGGAAGACGCCGCCAAGGACCGGCTCGACGCCGCCCTCGCCTCGGGCACCCGCCTGGAGCAGCTCGCCAACAAGGCGATCGTCGCGCAGGCGGTCATCGATCTCATTCCCTCCCTGCAGAACCGGGTGCTCATGGCGACGGCTGACGGACCGAACCGGTTCGAGCGTTTCCGCACCGCCCCCGACTTCGACCGGTTTCTCCGGGACGCCGCCGCCCTGCGCTCGCAGGCGCTGACGGCCATCACCGGCATCGCCACCACGCAGCCGAGCGTCCTCCTCTTCGCCGAGCCCACGGACCCGATCACCGGATGAAGACCCTCGACCGCACCCTCGCCCGCAGCCAGACCTGGTTGACGACCCTCACGGGGACGCGCTTCCGTGGCTCGATCATGCCCGCGAGCGAGGGCGCTCTGCCGACCGACACCTTCGCCGAGGCCCGCCTCGTCCTGCGCGTACGTCGCGACGAGCCGGTCAAGGCCGCCGACGTCATCATCGACGGCTGGGATCGCAAGTACCTTGTGGCCGAGCACGATCAGCACTTCGTCGCCGGCAAGCGCGCCGACCGCGTCTTCAAGCTCTTTCGCATGACGGACCTCCTGTCGTGGAAGCGGCTGGAGACCACCAAGGACCCCGTCACCGGACAGGCGCGCGGATCGAGCGAGAAGGAGCTGGGGCCGATCTGGTGCGCGCTCGAAACCTACGGTCGCGAGCAGCCCGACTACGGCCTGCGCGTCTCCGAGGACCGGCAGCGCATCATCACGGGTTACCCGATCCAGCTCAACGACAAGATCCATGACGCGACCGTGCGCCGGCTGACGTCGATCTTCGGGATCTGGGTCGCCGAGGTCCAGTAATGGCCTTCAAGATCGCCATCAGGATCAACCGGTTCTCCAAGGGTGGACCGGCAGCTGCCGTCGAGGCCGGGATGCTGGCGGGTGCAGGCTACATCGAGAGGGCGTTCCGCGCCGAGGTGCGCGAGGAGGCGAAAGCCCTCTCCAGCTCCCTCGTCTATCGGGCGATCATGCTCAACCGGGAAGGCATCATCCGGGACGTCGAGCGGGACCTCAGCAAATTCGGCCGCCAGGTCGCCAACTACTTCACGCGGATCGAATCCCCGAACACATCGAGCCGACGCAAGCGCGGCCCCTCCCCGGCTGAGACCATTCAGATCAACCTGACCGGGCTCGGACCGGCGGCGACGGATGGTGCGGGCTTCACGGTCAACCGCCGCTTCCGCCGGGAGCGACCGGTCACGGCGATCCGGTGGGCTGCGCTCAGCCCGAGGACGATCAGGAACAAGAGGCACACCACCTACTTCATCAATTCCGGTGAGCTGAAGCAGGCGCTGGTCGAGGGGCTCGGCCCCGCCTTCGTGGGGCTGGTCAACCCGGCGATCTCAATCGAGAAGACGGAGAGCGGCGACAAGGTCGCGAGGATCAGGGCGCTGATGAACCCGCGTTTCCGAACGGGCCTCCTCGCCGACAGAGGGGCGGTCGGAGATCGCTACGGCAGCGAGAAGCTGATCCTGTCCTACCTCAAGACCGCCAATCAGGAGGTGACCCTCGCCAAGCTCGCCAATCTCGGGCGAATTATGGAGGGAACCGACACTCATTTTAACCGTCCCCATAGACCTTTCATCCAACCTGCCCTAGCTTTCTGGGTGTTGAGCCGCCTCCCCGTCGTGTTCGGTGGAGCGGTGAACAAGGCGCTCAAACGGAAGAGGTCGAGGCGAGCCGATGCGGGACGGCAATTCGAAGGCGTGGGATGAGATCGACCCGGAGATCATCGCGTCGCACGAGGCCGAGTGCGGCCCGATCACGGCGTCGGACGAGGTGAAGGAGGCGGTCGCCCGCTTCCTGCTGTCTGCGTCGTTCGAAGACCTCTTCGGCACCACCATGGAAGAGCTGGTTGCCGGAAAAGAATAGCGCCCCCACATAGGGCTCATGTACGCAATCGCCCGCAAGTCTGTCGTCCGCTTCATCCTCGATTCCATCGCCGAACTACCGGCGAGCGACATGCCGGTCGAGTATCTCGACTGGGACGCCCATGGCGAAACCCAGGAGCTGCCGAACGCGGATCTGATCGGTGCCATCGGCTTTGCCTACACCGAGCGGGACAAGTTCTGCGACATCGTTTTCGGGATCGGAATGGTGACCTTCACCGACCCCAACATCCTGCGCCTCACCGACTACGCGGACTTCTTCTCGAAGCGCCTGCAGGCCGAGAGCGCCTTCCCGGCCTACGACCCGAACACGGGCGACAGGATCGGCATGATCACGGTGTTCGACGGCACCACGGTGACGCCGATCAACCGGGTCGAGATCAGGCCTGCCCTGTCGCTTCAAGCTTCGGCGCGCCTTGTGCTCGATGGAGCAGGTGCAGAAACTCCCTAGTGGTCTCCGACTTCTCGGCCAGGGCGCACTCCACCAAGTAGGTGATCTCCCCGGCAACGCTGCGACGATTGATTTCGGCCCTCTGGCGAACAACAGCGAGAAGTTCCGGTGGCATACTGACAGTAGTTTGCTGCAAGCTCACTTGATTCCATCCAAATACAATGGGTGTCTAATTGCAGAGGTGGGGTGCCCTTTACATATTGCAAGGGCAGATTTTCTTTGTGGAGAACCCTCCCGTGGCAACACCCGGCTCAGCCCAAACTAACCAGTTTCATTTCTCGACGGCGACGCTGTGCGTGGCCCCAATGGCATCCCAGCTCGCGATCAATCCCGCTGTCCACTCCCTCGGCCTCGTGAAGGGCCTGCAGGTGAACGCCGAGACGTCGAAGATCGACCTGACGCAGGGCATCACCAACGAAATCGTGTCCACCGTCGTGAACGCGGTGAACATCACCGGTTCCTGCGAGGTGTACGAGTACACCGCGAAGAACCTGGCCTACGGTCTCGGCCTCGACGGTTCGGGCTTCCAGGTCATCAAGGACGTGTTCCCGCTCCAGTCGGCCGTCGCCGCTGCGGCCACGACCTGCACGGTCGCCAGCGACCAGACCGCGAAGTTCCCGGTCGGCTCCTGGATCTTCCTCCAGGAAGGTGCCGGCGACCAGATCCACATCGCGCGCGTAGCCTCGGTATCGTTCTCGACCAACACCACGATCACCTTCACGGGTTATCCGGTGCCGGCGAGCATGAACTTCACGACCGGCGGTCGCGTGGGCGTGCTCAACAAGATCGACGCCGACCCGACGCAGTCGAACAACTACTTCGCGGTTCGCGTGATCGGCACCGCCGTGAACGACAAGCGCCCGATGATCCTGCACTTCCCGAAGGTGCGTATCACGCGCGGCTTCGCGATGGCCTTTACCTCGGACAACTTCTCGAACCTCCCGTTCGAGTTCAGCCCGATGGCTCCGACCCCGGCCGACGAGGGCTACTCTGCGCTCTTCCCGCAGCGTATGGCTGTTCTGGTCCCGTAAGCCCGCCCCTCCTTACGATCCAGAGAAACACCCCGGCTCACGCCGGGGTGTTGCATTTTTCCAAGTTTTCACCATGTAATGGACAGGTCGTCCATCGATCTGTTCTCCTTGGTTGCTGACTGGACCCCCTCCCCGGAGGGGGTCTTTTCTTTTGCTTTTCAGTCACCACATTTCACTCGACTACTCAACGAGGGGAATATGACTGATAAACCGAGCCCGAAGTCCCATATCGAAGTCCTGATCGGCGACGAGAAGCGTGAGCTGTTCATGAGCTTCGGCCTGTTGAACGAGAGCACCCGCCTGGTCGGCGATCTCAACCGCGTCGCGGCCATCGGGCTCAATCCTGATCTCTCCATCCAGATCCTCGCAGCGGTCCTCGCTCCGCGCGACGCCAAGGGGCGCATCGCCGACGACTTCGTGCTGCCCGAGATGTCGCCCGAGAACGCCGAGCAAATCCTCGACTGGGTGAAGGAGCACGTCCTCGATTTTTTTATTCGTCGGCTCCGAAAGACCCTGACGCTGGTGGATCAGAACGCGGAGCAGCTGAAGGCAATCGGCTCGTCGCTGACTGGTTTGGGAAGCGCAGCTTCGAAGACACCCTGATCTTTTGTTTCGACGTCAAACCGAGCGCCCTCCGTGAACTCTACTGGTCCCACTCCTACGAAGATCTGAAGCGAATGTCCGGGCTCCGCATCCAATACGAGATGGTGAAGACCATGGCGATGACGGAAAGCCTGATGTTCGTGGCCGCTCAGATCTTCGGCAAGGGCGAGGACAAGGACAAGACCGCGCAGGAGGGCACGGCCGGGACTGTCGAGGACGCAATGGCTGCTGCAGCGAGGATCAACGCACTTGGCTGATGATACCGAAATTGAGGTCGGCCTAGATCTCGACTCCGTCGACTTCGTCAGGGACATGAACGGGGCTGTCGCAGCCCTGCAGAATGCCCTGAAGGGTGCACAGGGTCTCGCCGAGAGCTTCAAGACAGCGGTCGTCTACACCGACGCGCTGAACAAGAACCTCGTCGAGAACACCCGTCTCCTGAAGGAGATGGAGCGGGCAGCGGCCACAGCCACGAAGGACAACGACACGGCCGCCCTCGGCAAGATCCAAGCCGAGATGGTCCGTCTCAAGAGCCTGATGGAAGGTCAGCGGGAAACCCGCGATCTCAAGCAGCAGGTCATCACCGACAACAAGCTGCAGGGCGCGTCCCGTGCAGCGGCCAAGAACGGCATCCTGCAGACCCGCACCTCCGATGGTCGCACCCTCGACGACGCGCAGCTCCAGAACTTCGCCACCCAGGCCGCCATCACGGCCATCAACACCTCCGTCGAGCAGATCGCGGCCCGCATCGCCGACGCGACCGCGAAGGCTTCCGAGCGTCTGATCAAGACGAGCCAGGCCTATCTCGAAGCGCAGCTCAACAAGACCCAGTACCAAGCCGTCAACACGATCAAGAACTTCTCCGGTGAGGGGCTTGCCCGCTCCTATCTGATGAAGGAGATCGGCGACTACTCGACGAACGCGCGGATCCAGAGCCGCTTCGGCTACGGCATCAACCAGCTCACGGGCGTCGCCCCGTCCGAGCTGCCGGCGGTCCTCCGGGCCGGCGAAGAGGCCCAGCGTCGGGCCACCCAGCTCCGTCGCGAGGCCGACGCCGAGGAGAAGCGCCTGGAGCGCCTCGCGAAGCGCCAGTCCGATCCCGACTACGCCATGGCCCAGGAGCGCAAGGACGCCTCGGCCGAGCGCCGGTACGGCGTCTCCCGCGATGACCTGAACGCGCAGCTCGCCGGGGCCACACTCGAAGAGCGCAAGGTCATCCTGCGCGGGCTCGCCAACGACGCCACCGCCGCCGCCGACGCCGAGAAGAAGCTCGCCGCCGCCATCGCGGCCGGGGAGCGTGAGGCGAAGAAGCGCGCGTCCCCCGACTTCGCCCTGCAGCAGGACCGCAAGAACCAGGCCGCGCTGAAGACCTACGGTATCGGTCGCGACGAGCTGGAGGCGCGTCTCGCCAACAAGACGCTGACCGAGCGGATCCAGATTCTCGCGAACCTGCGCGCCGAAGTGGCCCGCAACAAGAAGGCCCAGGAAGACCTGGCGACCACCGTCAAGAACGCAGAGGTCGCCGCCCGCCGGAAGATCGATGCCGACTACCGGGCCGCCGTCGAGGAGAACAAGCTCTTCGACAAGCGGGCGAAGGAGGCGAAGGCCGAGGCCGACAAGGCCGCGAAGGCCAACCAGCCGGCGAAGGAGAAGGCTCCGTTCGACCCGGTCGCCGCCGCCCGTCGCTCGTCCCAGGTCCGCAACGCCGCCCTCGATCTCGACGGTGGCGCGAACCTCTTCGGATTCCAGGCCCGCCTCGCCGGGAACTACATGCTGTTCGGCGGCCTGGTGGCCTCGGCCACCCTGGCCCTCAAGTCGATCGGCGATCTCGACGACGCCCTGAAGCGGTTCCAGGCGATCACCGAGACCACCAACACCGAGATGGAGAGCTTCCGGGGTCAACTCCTCGGCGTGGCCGAGACCTCCCGCTTCTCCGTGCAGGAGTTGAGCGAGGTCGCGATCACCCTCGGCCAGACCGGTCTCGCGGCCGACGAGGTCGGCAAGGTCCTGCCGAAGATCGCTCAGTTCGCCACGGCGGCCGGCACCTCGCTGCAGGAAGCCGTCGAGGTCACGACCTCGATCCTCGGTGCCTACGGCATGGAGGCGAACCGCGCCGGGGAGATCGTCAACGTCTTCACCGGGGCGCTGAACCAGACCAAGCTCTCGATGCAGCAGCTCTCGCTGGGCATCACCTACTCGGCCAACGTCGCGGGCGACGCCGGCATCTCGTTCTCCGAGCTGACGGCGGTCATCGGCGGACTGGCCCAGGCCGGTATCCGCAGCGGCTCCACCATCGGCACCGGTATGCGTCAGCTCATCCAAGAGCTGATGGCCCCGTCCGACAAGCTGAAGACCACGCTGGCCGGCCTCGGCATCTCGCTCGCCGACGTCGACATCAAGGCGAACGGTTTCACGGGCGTCCTTGAGAACCTGACCTCGAAGGGCTTCGGCACCGCCGAGGCGCTGCAGAGCCTCGACCTCCGGGCCGCCTCGGCCTTCTCGGCCATGACCGGCCAGGTCGAGACGATCAAGCGGCTGCAGGAATCCCTGCTGCTGTCGAACGCCGCCACAGAGGCCGCCGCCAAGGCGAACGAGTCGCTCTACGCGGTCCTGCAGCGTGTCGGCAACACGGTCGTCTCCGTTCTCGACAAGGCCTTCCGGCCAGCCGTCGAGGCCTCGAAGGTGCTCGCGGGTGGGTTCGCCAATCTCCTGTCGAGCGTCAGCGGCTTCGAGACCCTGCTCCCGATCCTCGGGTCGGGCTTTGCCGCCATCGCAACGGCGATGATCGCGATCAAGGTCGGCTCGCTCACTGCCGGCTTCCTCGGGCTGACGACCTCGATGTGGGGCGCGACCGCCGCCTCGAACGCGCTGAACGTCTCGATGCGGGCCAACCCCATCATCGCCGGGGCCCTGCTGCTCACCGGCATCGCCGCCGCCGCCGTGGCCTGGTCCCAGTTCAGCGACGAGACCGCCAAGGCCACCGACCGGCTCGACAAGCTCAAGACCGTCACCAACCAGCTGCAGAGCCGCGAGAGCGGCCTGACCTCGCAGATCGGCAACGTCGACGAGGAGATCGAGCGTCTCATCGCCCGTCGCGACAAGCTGAACTCCGATCCGGTCCTGCGTCGTACGGCGGTGATCGAGGCCCAGAAGGCCTTCGGCGACCTCGGCCTGTCCGTGAAGGCGAACGCTGGCAACGTCGACGAGCTGATCGAGGCGCTCCGTCGCCTGCGCAGCGAGCTGCAGAACCAGCTGCCCCCGATCCTGTCGCAGCAGACCCTGAACCTGGAGCAGCAGATCCGGGCACGCCAGGAAGAGGGCCGCGTCCGTGGCGGCAGTGCCTTCACCCGGCTCGGCGAAGCCCTCCCCGGCGGTTCGGCCCGCGCCACCTTCACCGGCCAGGGCTCGATCGAGGACCGCGTCCGGGCCGCCTACGTCAAGGCGTTCGGCTCGGACATCAACCCGATCATCGACGCCCTGCGTCCGAACGGCATCGACACCAAGGACGCCGCCGGCTCCGCGAGCCCGCTCTACCAGACCCTCGTCAGGCAGATGACGGATCTGAGCACCAAGCGGTTCAGCGCGCTCGACGCCAGCGGCGGCGAGTCGACCCCGGAGATCCGCTCCCTCGAAGCCCGCATCTCGCTGCTCGAAAACCTCAAGAGTGAACTCGACGATGCCGTCGCCCGCGCCCAGAGCGTTCAGGGTGATCGCGTCCGTCTCGGGGTCCTGCAGAACCAGCAGGCCGTGAGCAATATCCGCAGCACCCCTGACTTCCAGAGCCTCTACAACGCGGAGCAGAACCTCTCCGGAGGCGCATCGGCCCGCTACAACGCGATCCTCGGCAACACGTCGCTGAGCCCGGACGTGCAGCGCAGCCGCCTCGAAGACCTGAAGAAGGACCTGGCGGTCGAGGCCACCACTCTCACCGAGCGTCTGAACGCCTACCGCGACTACCTCAAGGAAGACCTCCACCTCTCGAACGAGGTTATCGACCCGGCGCTGTCGTCGATCGAGGAATCGCTCAGAAGCCTGAAGGCCGGCACCCACGCGGCGGCCAAGGACGCCCAGGAGACGGCCAACAAGCTGGAGGAGACCTTCAAGCGGCGGCGTGACGACAAGCTGCAGCAGCAGGTCGACAACCTTCTGAAGCAGGCCGAGAACTCCCGCACGCAGAACGACCTGGAGCGCATCCAGGGCCAGATCACCTCCATCATGACGGAGCGCGAGGAGATCGCGGGCCGGATGGAGTTCCTGAAGGCAGGTGCGCCGACCAAGATCAATCCCGAGCTGAACGCCATCATCGAGACGGCGAAGGAGAAGACCCGCGAGCAGCTCGACGGCTACGTCCAGGCCCTGGCCGAGCTGAAGAAGAAGCTCGCCGACCAGATCCTGAAGATCGAGGACAAGCGCCTCGACGTCCGCCAGGACACGATCAACGCCGAGATCAACGAGCTGGAGAAGGTCCCCGGCATGAACTGGAAGAGCCCGGTCGCGCCCGACTTGTTGCGGGCGAAGG